GCAGGCATTGCCGCTGGCGCAGCAGTCGGGCTTGGCGCGGCTGGTTACGGTGCCGCACACTTCTTTGGTGACGACTAATGGCTGAAGGATTACGTCATGTCAACAGCCGTTTTAGCAATGCGTATGACAATGCCGAAACGGCTGTGCTTACAGGAACAGCAAAAGCTGGCTGGTGGCTCGGCAAAAAAACAGCAGGTGCAGCCTGGGGCTTGACAAAAATGGCCGGCAAAGCAGGATTAGCTGGCGCATCTGGGCTGGGTACTGTTGGATTAAAAGCAGGCTCCTATCTTGGGGGTACAGCTATAAACTCTGTAATGAGTACTAATCCACTAAGGAACCCTCTGGGAGTAATGGCCAAAGGTGCTTATAAGCTAGGCGGCAAAATGGTCAAATATACCCCAAGCGAGCATGTCTATGACGAAGCAAGTAAGAAGATCGTCAAGCGAGCCCCCAGTCTGAAATTGACTAAGTTTGGCGCAGGAGTTTTGATGGGTGGTTCTATTCTCGGAAGCGCCATGTCGGCAATGAATAAGTTTGAGACTGACCGAATGGGAAAAGTAGATACGGAAGTAACCACTTCCACTCCTGATGCCCGCCCGCAGGAATACGGCGTATCCTCGCCTCCTATCGATCATGCGGGAGCAACCGGCGACCTGGTGTTCGCCTTATTCAAAAATAGACACGGAGGTTCATTGTTATGAGCATAGCAGGTTCAGTAGCTAAGTTCCTGTATAAAAATAAAGGCGCTGCACTAAACACTGGAATAGGTATATGGGGCGGAATGTCCACTTATCAGGACGAACGAGAACAAGGGGCCGGCAAATTGTCGGCCGCTGCGTCTGCAGGTATGGACATGGCCCTCCCCATGATGATGAGCTTTAAGAAGTATATGGGGCTAGAACTTGCAATGAACGCCCCAGGCTTGGCCTACGATGCATATAAAGCAGCCAATGATTACCGTAGGCAACTTGGTCGCGAGAACAGTGGTCAAGCTTTTGTCAATGCAAAGTTCAATGATAACGAACAGGTTTTTACAATGAGGCAAGCCGCCATGGCTATGGCCGAAAGAAGCAAATATAATACCCAACAAATGATGCTAGGAAGAGAAGCTAAATACATGAGGAAATGAGGTGAGATTGCATGGGTAAAATAGGCGTAGGCATTAGAACTGCAGAAAGATTATCCTTATTAGATGCTCAAAAAGATGCAATTAAGTACGCCCAAGATGTTGCCAAAGAAGAAAAAGCCGTCAGGAAAGCCTATCTCGAAGAAAAGAAATGGAAGAAGCAAGCTCTTGCTGAAGACCAAGCTCGCCGTGATGCACAAGCACCAGATTATGCAACGCGCATGAACTACGAGAATGAATATAAGTGGATCATGGATAATGAGGAAGTTGTTCGAAGAAGTGACTATGGCTACTCTATAAATTCAAAAGGACATGGAGAGCTCGTTCGCAGAGAGCCTGTAAAACCAAAGACAAGAACTACTCTTGCCCAGCAGGAAACAACCGCTCCTGTCAATGCCAACAAGCAGGAAACAATCGCTCCTACTAACGCTAACCAGCAGGAAACGACCGCTAGTAAAAAATCCTCTATTCCATCTGGCCAGCCGGCGCAAAACACTTCTATGTTCGGTGCCAAAGTAAAAGCGCTACGTAGCCAAGGTGGCAAGGCTGACATCCAAGCAGCCAAACGCTTAGAAGGAGAACATACCGCATTTATGGAGCTCATCAACAATGGCCAGCATAAAGAAGCTGCCGAAATGATTGGCGCAACTGGTGATTTCTCAAGCAATATTGCTGGATTGCGCAAGCAAGGGGATAAATATTTCGCAGGACAAGCAGCGCAAGGCCCTGCTATCCAGGACTATATTTTTGGACACAAGGTTATAAGTACAACAGTCGGCTTAGGAATAGCGGGCGGCGCTATTGCCGCTGTTTATAATAATGGAGGGAGAAGAAGCAACGCGGATTTATACAGCAGTCCGTTCTAAGTAAGTATGGCTAAATGGTCACCCATAGAAAAAGCTAAACTTGCAAAAATTCATCGCGACCCTGTTCTCTGGGCCAGGGCCTATTTGCGAATAAATAACCCAGAGACAAAGAAAATTGAACCATGGATTGCTCGTGACTATCAGGAAGAAATGTTGCGTGATGACAGTCCCCGTATAGTATTCAGATTAGGGCGTCGTTGTGGAAAAACGGAAACCATGATAGTAAGCGGTCTTCATAAGGCGGCCACGAATAAGATGTTCCGCATCCTATACGTCACCCCGTATGAAAACCAGGTAAACCTTATCTTCATGCGCATGAAAGAAATCATTGCTGAGAGCCCGCTATTAAAAGCTCAGATAGTCAAGATAAAGAGCTCCCCATACACAATAGAGTTCGCAAATGGCTCTGTTATCCTTGGCTTTACCACAGGTGCATCTTCGGGCCAGGGCGCAGCATCCGTTCGTGGTCAGAGAGCCGATCATATCTTCATGGACGAGATCGACTACATGGGCGAGACTGACTATTACACCGTTGCAGCTATTGCAGGTGAGCGTGCAGCAATCGGCATAACGGCCTCCTCTACTCCTACTGGTAAGCGGAGCATCTTCTACCGTATGTGTAAGGATCCGGAGTTCGGCTACAAAGAACACTTCCATCCCAGTATGCACAACCCGAACTGGGGGCCGGAAATGGAAGCCCGTTTCCGCAGAGAGTTTACCGACATCCAGTACGAACACGAAGTACTTGCAGAGTTCGGCACAGAAGAGGCCGGCGTGTTCAACAAAGACAAAGTGGACGCCGCAATGCATAGAGATTATTATGCTTACAATCCTCTGACGATTCTTCAGGAACGAGCTCTTGAAGGCAACAAACTGCCAAAACTATTCCTGTATGACGAGCAACATCGTGCTCCAAGCAATATCTTTAGATGCGTCGGTGTCGATTTCGATAAATTCCAGGCGTCTTCTTCAATAATTGTTTTGGACTATGATATAAATGCGCAGAAATTCAGAGTAATGAAGAGAATAGAGGTTCCTCGCAGCGAATACACTCTTGATAATGCGGTGAACTGGATTATTAAGGTAAACGAGATATATAACCCGTCGTGGATATTCTGCGATCGCGGCTACGGCGACTACCAGCTGGAGCGCCTTCATATCTACGGTGATGAACATCCATTTAGCGGCCTGAAGAATAAAGTCGTTGGCTGGCAGTTTAAAAACACCATAGAGATTATGGATCCGATAACAAAAACCATTACGAAAGAGCCGATGAAGCCTTTCATGGTTAATCAGCTGTCTCTCGCATTCGAGCGCGACCGAATGGTTCTTTCGCCTTTTGATGAAACACTGCATAAGCAGTTGATTGACTATGTAGTAGACCACGTTTCCCAAACTGGTATGCCAGTCTACACATCAAAGGAAGAACACTTCGTAGACGCTCTTGGCTTAGCTTATCTCGCTTTCGTACTTAAATTCCCAGACATCACAAAGGGCATTAAGCGAATAGAGAACAGCTCACGCATTGAGCACAGTTCAGCTCAGCTTGGTTCTGGTAGAGCCAGCGCGGCGCTGAAGGAAATCTCATCTACTTCCACCGTTAATCCTTGGAGAAATCTTGCCCAGATAGGCAAAGCGCCTGGAGAGCGTAAAGGCGACTATCAGCAATGGGTGAAGGTTCCCATGCGCGGCAGTTCAAGTCGTTCCTCTGGAGGAACTTGGGGCAGCCGAGGCGGAGGATTCCTTGGAAGGTCTATGTGGTAATACCGGGTCTTTCTCCCGCCCGATATTATATATTCCCCTTTGCACGGGCGCCGGAATGTCCCTCTCCCGGCGCCCCTTTTAGTATCTAAATATTTACAAGGAGAATTCTACAAATGGTAGAAGACAGAGACAATCTTTTTTACCGTCCTGACTTGCATCCGTATAGGGAATATGGTTCAGAGGCGGTCATACCAAAAGCACCACCACCAGTTAATCCTGATGTTCCAGAAGTTCCTGATAGAGCTAAGGAACTCATAGATGACTTTGAGCAGGTTATAGATATTATTACAGCAGCACCCAAAGGCGTAGACATCATTGTTCCCAGTATTAGGAAGCTCATACGCAGACTGGAGGTTGCATTTCCAAATGGATACTATGAGGAAGAACCTAAGAAAGAAACAGTCACTCCAGACAGTGATAGTCATCCTCGTAAGTTGTCGGGTATCGGAACGAATGTATACAAGATAGACAAGAAGATGGGAAACTTGCCTAATCTGTTCCCCGCTCCTACCAACATTGTCATCAATGTGGTTAAGCCTCGCTCAATAGTTGATATTGCGGTAGACAAATACCGCAAGGACACCATAGATTTGCAGAAGTATTATCTGAATCAGCTGCAGACTGCACTTCAGGCTTACTTCCACCAAATGATGATGATTATGGCAGAAACGAACCTTCCCAGTATCGACAACTTATCTATGGACTATGACGGCAAAGCCGTAAAGATTCCCGCCGGGCAAAACCTTGAGCATCTGCATGACTATATTGTGCGTTCCCAGGTTATAAGGGAGCAAAAGACCAGATTATTCAAAAAGACCCATAACGTAGATCAGACTGTCATGCACATGAGATACTGGCACGTTTCCGAAAAAGAACGCGAACGCTACTATACGGAGAAGTATGGGGGCAGCGCTTCCTATCTAGACTCCGAGGCCAACTCAATACTCCGTAACAGTCGCAGCCAGTACGACAAGCAATATGCTCAGTCACTCTACGATATGTATAAGTACCTCAACAGTTCCGTAATAGTGATAAAGGATATACTCGACATGTCCTTAAACGAATCTAAAGCAAAAGGACAGCTATTAAATAAAGGCGTAGATATATTTGCTGTGACCGAGAAAAAAGTCAATGTTAATGATGCGGCTAGCGGCGGAGCTGGTGACAGCTCTAATGGCCTTAAAAATGTACAAACAGTAGACGACAAATCAAAATCTACGACCACTACGTCTACAAGTACAAATTCTGATCAGACGAAAGAGAAGTCAAAGCAAGCTGCTGACAGCATTAGCAAGAAAACAGGGAGCAATTAATGAAATTAAGCGACTTAATGTTTTGGCGTGTACCGCAAAAACATATTGAAGAAGTCACGGAAATAAAGGAAGCTGGCAGCTCTACTGGAGGGCAGATTAGCCAAGCGAACATGAAAAACTTTGTCGTAAAGGCAGTAGGTTTTCAGGGCGAAGGCAATGATGATTTTGCCTCTCCCGACTTTGACCTTACCCAGATACGGGATGCTATTAACGGCGACTCATATATAAAGATGGCTGTTGCTAAGTATAGTCAGCTTATCTTCAAAGCCGGATATAACATTGTTGGCCAAAACGATGCTGCAGCAGAATACCTGCGCGGGCGGCTCCGTATGATGTCATTTATGACGGGTGTGCCGACGGATGTGTTGTTCCAACAAACCACGGATGACCTGGTGGCCTACTCCAATGCATTCTGGGTAAAGAGCAGACAGCCAATGACCAATATCGGTGGGCTCTCTGCAAAAGGCGTTCTCGATTCCAATCCTGTATGCGGTTATTTTCGTATGGATCCGAGCACTGTCACCATCAAGCGTGATAAGTCAGGAACGATTAAGCAGTACCAGCAGGAGTCGGGCAACAACAAGAAAACATTTAAGCCCACAGATGTCATTCACTTCTACATAGATAAAGCGGCCGGCGCAGCATTTGGCACACCTCGCCTAGCAGCTGCCCTGGAAGACGTAAAGCTTCTTCGCAAGATTGAAGGTAACGTGCTGAACCTTATCTATCGCTTTGCTATTCCCATCTATCAGATGAAGATTGGTTTGCCGCAGGCAGGCTTTATGGCCACTGACAAGCAACTCAAGGAAGCAAAAAAAGAAGTTGAAAAGATGGCCAGTGATGGCGTCATGGTAACGAATGAATCCACGGACTTCAAAGCTATTGGTGCTGAAGGCCAGGCTCTGGATGCAACAGGCTACCTCAGCTACTTTGAGAAGCGCGTATTCTCCGCTCTTAATATGAGTGAGGCAATGATGGGCCGTGGCGGCAGTAAACAAGACGCTGACTCCATGGAAGAGCAGGTTCACGATACCGTCAAATATATCCAGAGCAGATTCTCCATCTTCATGCGAGAAATGGTGTTTAACGAACTGCTCCTGGAGGGCGGCTACAACCCCATTATGAATGAGCCGGACATCATTGAGTTCCAGTTCAATGAAATCAACAACGAAACCCGCGTCAAGATGGAAACCCACGCACTTAACCAGTTCCAGGGCAACACCATCACATTCGAGGAAATGCGTCAGCGAATTGGTCTGCGTGCCGACAATGTGGATGAAACCAGACTGTTCGTCAACATGGTTAAGATTCCAGAGCAGGTTCAGGTTCTTCAAGCTAAGGCTGCCGCAAGTCCAACTGGTAGTGCTAATAGCCCTGGCCAGGATGCAAAGCCTAAAGATAACTCTGGAACGGTAAAAAACACCATGCAGCCTAAGAACCAGCATGGCACGGGATCTGCTCATATAAAAGAAATGGCAGAGGCCGCTGATCCTACCATTACGATAAAAAATATCGATTTGTACAAAAAAAATTTCTCAAAAGTCTACAAAAGATATTCTACAATGCGTAATGATGTATGTGAGCGGAACGCAAAAGCCGCAACAATCCTTCCTCTCGGCAGAGATGGTATCACAAAAACGCTAAAAGAGCACGTTATGGATGAAGCCCAGCTGGGCATAAAAAAAGCGCTAAAAGATAGCAAGCAAAAAGATGTATCCCTTAAGAAGCTGACGCTGGTACTTATCAATGACGAGATTGACCGCATTACCAAAGGTCTTTTCAAGGATTTGAAACGAAAACTTGAGAAAGCCGACGGCCGCCATGAAAAAGAAGCGGTATTCGATTCTCTTGAGTACAGACTGCGTTTCCTTGCAGAGCATATCGTAGCAAAGTCCTACACTTATGCTTATGCAAAAACGTGTGAACAGCTAGGGATTAAGAAAGTGTATGTTGACTTCGGAAAGAGCGACGACAAGAAATCGCACAAATCGATTATCGACACATCAAACTTCGCCCTAGAGGATATACCTCCATTTCACGCATACTGTACATGCAATCTGACAATCAATAACTAGAGCAGGAGGTGATGTAGCGAAATGGCAATGTTTATACAGGAATTCTGTGGCGACAACCATGGCATTTCGACCAGCATAGTAGAAGACGAAAATCTTGGCGTTGGTCTTAATGTTACGGAAAGCGGTAACTCCCCGCTACCCATTGACCCGAATTCCATCAATGTTGATGTTGAAGGCATTCACGCTTTCCCGCACGCAACACGCAATTTCACAAGATACATGCCTAAGTGCTTAAAGAACAGTGTTGAGTCTTGGACTAATCCGTATAACCGCCCTCTTATCAAGCATCACAATGAAAAGAATGGGAAGATAATTGGCCGCGTACTCAATGCAGAGTATGTTACAAGACAGACATTTTCTGGCACCCCTGCTCTCCTATTCACCGTCAATGTTCCTGGTGAAGAAGCCAAGAATGAAATCAAGAACGGCACAGAGAGTACGGTATCAATCGGGGTTATTGCACATGACGTTCGATGCAGCATCTGCGGCCAGCAGTTAGCCGGCGGCGAAACTTGCGAACACGAACGCGGTGTTACATATAATGGCGAAACATGCTACTGGGACATTCACAGCATGGAAGCCAAGGAATTAAGTTATGTAATTGTACCGAGTGATATCTATGCGAAGAATCGCAAGATATACGCGGCTACAACGAAGTCGGGAGAAAAAACTCAGATAACTGAAAGCCTCGACGACTCAATCAAAAAAGGAGAACAAAAGCAAATGGCAGCAGAAGAAATTCAGAAAGAATTGACTGAGGCTAAAGCTAAGATTACGACTCTCGAAGCCACGGTGTCTGAGCTTACCGAAGCACAGAAGGCTTCCGAAAAAACCGTAACTGAGCTTACCGAAGCAAAATCTGCACTTGAGAAGCAAGTAGCTGAACTCACAGAAGCAAAAGCAACTCTCGAACAGCAGGCAAAAGACGAAGCAGCTCTTAAAGAGGGTTTGGAGTCTTCTCTGGAAGAAACCAAGGTTGCTCTCAAGAACAGTCTGGTTGAAACGATGCAGGCACTCCGCAAGGCGGCCGGCAAGAAAGAACTTGATGCTGAGACAATCAAGAATCGCTCTGAGGACTCTCTTAATGACGCAATCATGGACCTCAAAGAAGAGATGTCGTCCACTGAAGCAAGTCATCAGGCAAGTGCAACGCCCGAAGCTGGTTCCGTAAAAGACCCCACTCTTCAGGAGCAGGAAGAGGAGCACGCTAGCGGCGTACAAGTAACAGAAAGCAATGAGAACGAAAAGATTGACCTGGAAGCTGGTCTTAGCCAGTTGCTCTCAGGCATGGTTTCTTTCCACAAGTAATAGGAGGACTAAATAACAATGGCATTGCAACCGAATTCTCTTTCCGCACAGGAACGCCTCCAGCCAGGCGCTCGCGGTGAAATCTTCCAGGCTAATCTGCCTGGCCATCGTGATGGTGCTGACCGCATCAATCGCACGCAGAACTTCATGAACGTATCCCAGCACGACGTACCGAACATCAAGTATGAGTTCGACTATCGTCTGCCGGTTCTTTTCAAATATGGCTTTGACTTCGGCTTTAACCAGATTGTAGTTCCGAAAGGCCGTCTGGTAGCCGCTGACCCGCACATGGATCTCGTAGACTTCGAGTCCCAGAAGCAGTATAACACGATGACGCTCGCTAACGGCGGTGTTCCTGTTCGTCTGCGTAAGACTGGCGACCTCTACAAGAACTCTGGCGGTTCTGCTACGGCTCTGGTTTCCAGCGAGGCTCAGGGCAAACAGCTCCACAACGTAGGCAAAGATTGGATGCCGGTTCGCGGTATGGACGAGGCTTATGCTGATGGCTGCTATCGTCCGTTCGCTAAGGCCGTCGCTGAATCTGGCGCAGTTGCTGAATTCTACGGTGCTGCAGCTCAGCTTGCTGATGCTAAATACTCTGTAAGCGCTGAGACTGGCAAAATCGTTGCTAACGGCGAAGAGGTTGCAGACGTACGTCCTGGCAACATTCCTCTGGGCGTAATTCAGCGTAATGAATACACCCGTGACTCCGATGCATTCAACGGCATTATGCCTGGCCCGATTCTCACGGATTCCATGATTGAGCTGCCGTGGTTTGCTTATAAAGACAAGGCCGAGCAGAATCCTTGGGGTAGCGCATATGGCGTATTCAAAGTTGGTGACCTCGTTAAGTCCGACGAGAACGGCCGTTTCACTCTTTCCCCGCTGTCCTCTGAAGCTGCTATCGCTTCCATGACTCCGGCTGAAATCGAAATCGAGCGTCAGCAGGTAGTTGGTCAGATTTACTCCACGAACAAAGAGCTTATCCCCGAGGGTGCAGCTCGTTGGGCTGAGTGGGCTCTGGAAGACAAGCTGAACTTCGAAGGCTTCAATCCGGCTCTGTATAAGCAGAATGGCCGCCGTGGCGAAGATGCTGTTAATAGCTCTCCGTTCAATAGCAAGGGCAAGTATCCGGGCTATCCGTATGATAAGAACTATCTGAACCACGACCTGCATATGCTTGCATCCACAGGACGCGGCGACAGCTACGATCCGCGTATGAACCCTGAGTTCCGCCTTGGCGAAATGGGCATCCCTGGCCTGACTGACGGTAAGAACGCTGTTGTTCGTAATGTTGAGCCGCACAAAGCAGGCGTCATCCATGCTACTAGCAAGGATTATGTTGAGCAGTTCTTCCGCACGCTGGATGTTGATATTGAAGCTGGTTCGCTGCAGATTGCTATCGGTGACGAAGCATTCACGAACTGCGTA